TTATGAACAAACTATTTTTAACAATGTTGTTTGCTTTATCTACAACTTTAGCATCTGCTCAATTTGTAGGATTAACAACTTTTAATGAAGGAACTGATTCAACTTGGAATGTTACTGATAAAATAGGTGTTGGTTATGTAGTTAACGAAAAGTTAATGGTAGCTGCAACTATGGACGGTGAAGATGCTTATGAATTACTTGGTCGTTATGATGTATACAATGGCGTTTGGGCTACTTGTATATATAATTACGAAAAAGATTCTGAAGCTGAAATGAAAGACAAGTTAGAATTAGGTGTTGGATATTCTTTTAACGTATGGAAAAAATTATACGTTGATCCTTATTATGTAGTGCCTATGAAAGAAAATGATGAAGGTAAAAGAGAAGGTGAGTTTAGATTAGGAATATCTTACAAGCTTTAAACTAGTATTAATTTAAAAGTAAAAAACAATGGAAAAAGTAACTAATTATTTAACAGGATTTTTTGAGGGATTAATGTCAATTATGATGGCTATTATCCCAGTAACGATACTATGGTATGTATTAACAGGCGGAGACGTTTGGGGTATGGATATTATAGCTAATCTTACAGCGCTAATAAATAACTTTGGAACTGGTGGCTTCACTGGTTTAGTTGTATTATTATTAGTAGCAGGATTTTTTGTTAAAAAGTAATCAAATATAATAACTAAATTAAATTAAATTAAATATGAGTTTTAATAAATTAAATAGTGCTTTCGATGAATTACAAGATGCAATCAACGATTGCCAATCTGATGTAACTAAGTTTATTGAAGGTAATAATTCCGCGGGAACGCGGGTGAGAAAAGCTATGCAAGTTGTAAAACAGCTAGCTCAAAATATTAGAGTTGAAGTTCAAGATCAAAAGAACGCTCAGTTTTAATTATATTATTAAATTAAGAAAGGGAGCTTTTTAGCTCCCTTTTTTTATATGTTAAGATCTGTAGTAATATCTTCTTCTGTAATTATTATTTCAAACTTCATTATATAACCATATATTTAGTTTTACCACCTTCTTTATATGCTTTTAAGCATCTGTTTCTATTTTTTTCTGGTGACACATAACTAACATGCACCCACGCTGGGTTATCATCATCTCCAAACTCCCATATCATTTGATCAAAATCTAAATTATCTTTTATAAAGTGATACATTTCAGCATTTGTAGCTTTGCCAAAAGTGTCATCAATATCAATAGCTTGACCTTTACAATGTTGTGAAGTAGCAGATCCACCAATAGCTGTATTAAGCTCTGGACATCTATAAAAGCTATTTATTTTTATAGGTCCACCAACCCACTCTCTCAAAGGTTCAAAAACTTCTTCAGCAACTATTTCCATGAAGTATAATTGATCATCTGTAGGTGTATTATCTATATCTCGTCTAGTTGCAGTGTTGCTATACACGCCTTCTTTATAACTTATATGTTTACTTATCATTTTATTTTATTTATTGTGCCACAAATGTTACTTGCCCACCGTAAGTTCTATCACTAGTAGCAGTTGTTGTTATTAATATCAACAAATAATTTGTATCAGTTGATTTAACACCGTTAGGCATAACAATAGTTGTATTACAATTTCCAGAAGCTTTAGATGTAATTGTTCTAGAATTTACATTAGCTTCGAAAACCTCAATAGCTCTATTATCTGCTTGATCAAAAATATCAACTTTAACTGCTTTCATACCTTTTGGAATATCTACAAAAGCTATAAGCTCTGTATCATTACTTGGTATTTTCATACCAAAACTAGTACCGTCAGTTTCTACAAAACCAACACCAAACTTAGTTGATCCACCATCATCATTACTCATGAAATCTGATGGTAAAATCTTTACAACACGACTATAAAGATCTGGCTTATGTTGACCAATAAATTTCATATTAGTTTATTATTACGTCTACTAAAGCTGTTGGATTACAATCAGGCGTAGTATCATTAGCTAAATCACTACCAAAAGCAGCTGTAACTGTTGCGGCTGTATCACTAGTTATTGTTGCTATAGTTCTAGTTTCTCCTGATATTACTACTTCATCTCCTACAGATAACTCTGATAAAAATAAAGTGTTAGTACCAGGAACATTAACATTTGTACCTGTTACATCTATAGTTCCATTTAAAGTAAAAGTATCACCATCTGTTAGTTTGATATATAAGCCAAACTCATCAGCCGCGTTGCTAAACTTGGTGTCATCGTATATTAAAGTAGTGCCTATAGGTAATTCTACACCTTTTATAAGGTAAAATTTTCCCTTACGCGCTTTTTCTATATACAAGTCTACTTTACAATTACTAACTTTTTGTATATTAGTTAAAGATATCTTAGATACATTAAAATTGTCACCCGGGGCTAGTAGTTGTTGAGTAAGTTCACCAGATATATTAAAATACCGAGCCATTTACTATTCGTAAAATACAATATACTCTAAAGTAGTTTCAGTAGTATCAGATGCTGTATATTCTATATCTTCTCCATCTCCACCAGAGTAAGGAATTAACATCCAATCACCACCGTATAATCTACCTATTTCTCTTGTTTTTATTAAAATATTAACAAACTTAGTTCCGTCTCCTCTATCATTTACATTTTTAATGTATACTTTAGCTGATTTATCTGCCGTTACATCTTGTGCTACTCCACCTGTTAAACCAAAGTCTAATAGTAAAGTGTTACTACCACTACTAGTTTTAACTCTAGCTAAACCAGTAGTCTCTGTAATTCCAGTGTCAGTACCAGCTGTTGTAAGAGTAGCTGTGTTAGATATAGATAATGCATTATCAGTAATATCAGAGCTAGATAAAGTTATTGTTGCTGTTGTTGTTGCCATGTTTATTTATTTATATTGTTATTACTATTATGAATCGTCAGATGTTAATTTTGTTTCTCCATTATGGAAAAGACAATACTCTAATTCTGCTTCTGCTACATAAGCTTGAACTTCTATAGCAGAACCTCCTGCTCCTACTGCTACTACGTCAGAATCCCAAGGCATAAACATCCAGTCTCCCGCATATAATCTACCTATTACAACATCATAAATAGATATTATTACATAATGAGTAGGATCTGTATTTTTATTACAAATGTAAACATAGTTTGCATCTTCTGAAGCAGCTGTTGTAGCTTCAATTAAATCAAACTGTGTTCCTGTTGCGATTTTAAACCTTTCCATTCTAAATTGATCTAATCCAGTACCTGTAGTACCACCTTTATTTAAAGTAGTAGTAGCCGACAACGATAAGTTGTCGCTAAGCAAATCTGCACTAGAAAGCGTTATTGTTGCCGTTGTTGTTGCCATAATTGTTTTTTTTTATTATTGTTTAATTAATTTTTTCTCTACTACTCCATTTTTATAAATATAGAAGAGAAGTTCGTTTTTATTTTCTTTCGCTGGTCTACCTAACAAATCAGTTATCATTATTAAATCGCTGTCCTGTTGTGTTCTGCTTAATAATGGTCCCGACCAAGTACCATCGCAATAATCATATGTTGTTTGACATATAGTGTCCCACTCGTTTTCACAACAATAATCATCTACAGATATAACCCAAGCATAACACTCGTCATTTAACCAATAAGGACTTCCTGCACCAGTAATACAATTAGCACTATATAAACAAGATAAAGAATCATTAGTGTTAGCAATTGGTTCGTAGTTATACGCGTTTGGATCCATGCAACCCACAACCATTTCGATACACGAACCGTTATCCGTGTTAGCAAGTGGATCAAAGTTAAGAGCGTCACTATCCATACACCCATAAATATAAGCGATACAACTAAAATCCTCCGTGTTGGCTTGTGGGTTATAATTAAGCATAGAAGGATCCGTGCAACCATATATAAAAGATATACAAGAACCGTTGTCAGCATTTGCTAGTGGGTTATAATTAAACATTGTTGAATCCATACAGCCATATATAAATGGTTCACAAGAGCCATTGTCTACGTTTGCACTAGGATTATAGTTAAACATTGTAGCATCTGCGCATCCATAAACAACTGGAACGCAAGAACTGTCATCAACGTTTGCTAGTGAGTTAAAGTTAAAAGCGGTGGGATCTGTACATCCATAAACCACGCCTATACAACTACCATCATCGGTATTAGCTAAAGGATTATAGTTTAAGGCAATACTACTTATACAGCCGTAAATAATAGGTATACAAGGTCCTGATGTATTTGCGTTAGGATTATAATTAAATGAACCACTTATCATACAGCCGACAATAACATCTATACAACCACCGTTATTAACGTTTGCACCAGCATCATAATTAAATGCTGTTGGATCAGTACAACCAAACACTGCTAAAATGCCACAACTTCCATCATCAATATCAGCAACAAAACCTTGGGTATAATACTCTAAATAAGCCGGAGATGTACAACCAGGACTATAATAACAAGCATCAGCTGTATTAGCCGCACTATTATAATTATAAGCATTAGCATCCATACAACCAACTATTACTGGAACACACTCTGTTCCGCAATATGGTTGAGCTACATAAACATCTAAAGCGCTTTTGTAATTTCTTAATTTATTTTCGTTAGGACCAGGCCAAGGATTATTTCCTTCGTGTAATATAGCTCCATAACTATTCTCTAGTTTAAACGAGTTTTGAATCGTTTGTATATCTAATTGTTGAGGGTTTTGTTGTGGTGTAGCTATTTCAAAATAGTACAATTGAACCTCATCATATGAGTTTAAAGATAATTCAAATGTATCTGTATAAACTCCATTTTGGTTTATTCTAAACTGCCACAACGAATCTCCTTGTTCAACACCTAGCCAACAATTACCCCAGCTGTCACCACCATCATCATATAATATCAAATCATAAGTACAAGGTGAAGTTAGTAACATTCTATCTGCGTTAGGATCGTAATTAAACGCAGTGGCATCAGTACAGCCGTAAGTAGCTAATGTCATACAGCTACCATCATCTATAGTAGCAAGTGAATCATACTCTAAGTAAGAGTTGGTTGTACAACCATATATAACAGTGTCATTATTACAAGTGTCTGAGACGTAAGTATTTGACGATGCTGTAACACCAAAGTTTGGTGGGCTTAATAAAAATACAGTATCTTGACAATCTATATTTGTAACTAAACAACCACCAACCACAGAACCACCACCAATACCATCGCCGTAGCTATCGTTAATTGTAAACGTTATAGAATCACCAACAGGTACGCAAACTTGTGTATGTACTGTTTGACCTGTTTGAGTATAATCATAAGTATTAGTTGGAACATAAGCAAGTGTATCTGTAGCAGAATATATCAACCAAGAAGTTTCACCAGGCCAGTTATCTAAAGTTATAGCTACATCTATTAGCGATTGACCAGTGTTACAAGTAACTTCTTGAATACAAGACCCATTATCTACATTAGCCCATGGATTATAATTTGTAGCATTAACATCTATACAGCCGTAATAGTATATACATGTACCATTGTCATGCGTAGCTGTTGAGTCGTAATTAGACGATACAGTGTCAGTACAACCATATAAAACTGTATATGGATCGCTAATCATTATGTCATCTATAGATATATCACTAGTATAACTAGAACCAGTAATACCTTTAAATTTTATTTTAAATGGTGTAGTTGATAATATTGGGTAATATGCAAGTTTCCATTGATCCCCTTGGTTTCCAAATATAGTATCTAAAGCGGTGTACCCAGCGCTGTCTAATACACCGATTTCTAAGTCACCCATAGCAGCACCATACATATGGTACCAAAATGATAAAACTTTACCAGGTGTTTGTGATATATCAAATGTTGGAGTGTAAGTTGTAAAAACTTTACCACCATAGTTTTGCCCAGAAGATTCTATATAAAAATAATTACCACTACCCGTTGTGTGGTCTCCAGAAGGACCAGTGCTAATAGAGCTTGTATTTCCTTGTATTAATAACCAATCACCAAAATCATTTGTATCTTGCTCTAAAACAATGCCGTTTTCAAAGTCATGAACCCATGGAAAATTATTTATAACTTGTCCAAAGCTGAATATAGGTAATAATAATAATAATAATAATAACTTTTTCATACTTATCTTTTACCGCCATGATACTTCACAGCGTGTCCTTCTTTAATTAATAGTTCATTTATATTTGCTAAAGTTAAACACTCTTTTCCATCTACAACATCTACTTCTAATTCACCCAAGCATCTTCCGTATTTTCCAACACCATGAGAAGTTAATTGTATTGTATTAGCTCCTTCTAATATAGCTTTTAGTCTATCTTTAGCTGCTAATCCTTTAGCTTTTTCTTCTAAATCTCTTGTTCTAGATTCTGGAGTGTTTATACCTATAAATCTAATTCTTTTTTTTACAGACACATTAAAACCTAAATCTATATAAGCATCAATAGTGTCACCATCAACAACTCTATCTAGTTGTATTTTATAAGTGTACATAATTTATTTTTCTCCACATTTTTTACTTGGATTACCAACTTGTCTCCAATCTTGTTTAACCCATGTTTTTAAACTACCACCACTACTAGTACCAGTTACATTACTTTTAGAAGAACGTTTATACTTACCAGCCTTACCAGCAGCGCGTTTAGCCCTTATGACTTTTTGTCTTTCGGCTTTGCTCATACTAGCAATTTTAGCTTTGGGCAGGCACACCTTAGTGGTACCACCGCCCTTAGCTTTTGTTTTTTTAACTTTCTTTATAGGATTGTTCTTCTGAACGTACATTACTTCTTTTTCATTTTCATAGCAGCTTTCTTCATCATCATAGCTGACTTTTTAACCATCTTCATTCCAGCTGTTTTCATTTTCATAGCTGCTTTTTTCATCATCATAGCAGAGTCTTTTTCTTTTTTAAGTTTCATAGCAGCTTTTTTCATCATAGCTGGACTAGATTTATCAACTGCAGCTTTAAATTCTCCTTTTAATTTACCTTCTGCAGAAGCTTTTTTTAACTTTGCATTAAATTTAGCTGGAGCTTTCTTCATTTTCATTGCTGCTTTTTTCATTTTTGCGGGTGCTTTTTTCATTTTAAGTTTTTTTAATGTGTTTGTATAATTTTTTTCCTAATTCAGTTCCGTTTTTACTATCGCTCATGTAGTGAGCATGCGCCATGTTTCTACTGTCAGATATGTTTTTAGCTGTTTGCATAAATGCAGAACTTTTACCGTATTTATCTTTTAATACCAAGGCTATTAACATGCCTTGAGCTGAGTGACCAGATGGATATGAAGGTGTGTTCATTGAATCCATTTTAACAGAGCTTAATGTTTTATCTAGCTCATATGGTCTTGGTCTGTTGTGGTATTTCTTTAATTTTAATATTACAGGTGCAGACTCTTTTATAAGTTTTTTAGCAATACTTTTATCATAATCTTTTATACCTTGCTCTTCAGCAGTTTTTTTAAACGCAGCTTCTATATCGTCGTACTTTTTAACAAAACTTTTATTTAGTTTTATTTTTTTTAAAGCTTTAATTTCTTGAGCAGTGTCAAAGCTATTATCACTAGGTGGCTTTTGTTTTTTAAATTTTGATATGTCAAAATCTTTTAACACTTCCCTGCTTTTTGTGTTTTAGAAGCCCACATATTTGCATACGCAGAAGGATAAACTTTAAACTTTCTTTTTGCAGCAGCTTTACAACTAGCGCTAAGCTTAGCTAAAGCAGGACTTGTTTTCTTTAACATTTTATTTGGATTACCCGCTCCACCGTCAGCCATTGTTGCTTTAACGGCCATTTGTTGTTTACGCGGCATATCTTTTACTTTTGGATTTGGCATAGTTTATATTTTTATTGTTAACATTTCCATCTACGTCTAGCAGCTTTACCTCTTTCACCGGTCCAACCTTTTGATCTAGCGCAGAACGACTTTCTTCTTTTTGCAGCTTTACTGCCTGGTTTAACTTTTCCTGTTACAGCTGTTTTAAGCTTACTTCCAGGGTTTTTACGTCTATATTCTTTAACTCCTTTAGAAGTCATACCAGCGCCCTCCTTGACTGTTCTAAAGTTACGCCCTTTACCTTTTGTAGTTTTTCTAGGCTCGTTACTTTTTTTTCTTTTTTCTAATGGTGAACCATCATTTCTTCTACGACCACAACTAGTAACAGCAAAAGGATTACCTTCTTGAACGTATCCTTTAGTTTTTTTAAACATACTATTTTGTTTTTCGCTTCCTGGCATAATTAAAAGTCACTCATTAATAATTCGTCTATTGCTTCTGTTACTTCTTCTTTTGTTGCTAGCATTTTAAATGATAAATCAGCTTGAAATCTTAACGCCTCTTCACCATCCTTAAATATTATAATAGTAGGTACAACTGCTATTTTATATTTTTTAGCTTCATCTGCGTGTTTAGCTATATCAACAAGGCCTTTTGTTTTACAGTCTAAATCCATAAACCAAGAAACACTGTTAGCATCGTTCCAACCAGCATTAAAGTGAGTTGCTGTTATTTGTGCATAAATAGCTTGGCTAAACAACATTAATATAAATAATAGCTTTTTCATCTGTTATAAAGCTTGTCTTCTATTTTTTCTAAAGACTTTTTAATTTCTTCTACATCTTTTTGTGTAGTCATAATTGTATTACGTATCATTTGATCTTTCATATCAAACTCCATACGAGTTACATCTGGCGGTGGAGCTACAGGTAATTCTTTAGCTTCAGCTATATCTGCTTGTAAAGCAAACCACATACCTATAACAGTTGCCATAGCAAAACCTATAGCTATTAAGCTTTTTATACTTACATTAAACCCTGTGTCTTCGTTTAACTCTTTTGCCATTTTAAAATATAGTGTAATTTAATCCTAATTTAAAATCGTACCACTCTCTGTTCCAGTACTTGTTGTATTTACCTTCTACAAAATAACCTAGTTGTTTATTTACTTTTATACCATAAATTAAACCAGCAGAATAATCGTACCACTGACCATCAACATAGTTATGATAACTAAACTCACTACCATCGTTATAATGCCAAGGCATTAAACTTCCCCAAGCGTGCATCCAAGTTTGTTTAGTGTATTTGTAATAATCAAAACCAACAACAATAGAGTGTTGTATAGTTTTCTTTAATTGTTCTCTTTTACTTTGTGTGTAATCTGATAGCACTTGTGGTATTACTACTGCCTCCCAAACTTCAGCACTATTAGCTACAATATTACCAGATGGATCATAATATGTGTTGCTATACACATCTACCGTATATCCTTCTTCTAATGCTAGATAAGTATAATGTATATTACCATTATCTAACATCCACTCGTCTAAAGCATTATAACCATATGGCTCAGCTAAACGATGTGTTAACCCTACATTCCAAGATAAGTTTTTATTTTTACGTTGTCTATATCTTTCAGATGCTTCAAAATATTTAATATCAGCAAAACCATCTTCTAAGTATTCTAATTTTAAAGCAAAAAAGTTTATACATAGTTCGTCTGGACAACCATCATCAGAGCTAAATCTAATAAAGTGGTGTTGATCCATATAATCTACACCTTCTTGTCTTTTGTGATTTACTTCAAATAAGTATTCAACTCCTTTTACTTTACCGACAGTGGCCGCATCACTGTAATTAGATTCCGTACCATCATAAAACGTTTGAGCTTTATTTTCATAACCAAACCTTGCTATTTTACGTAATCCTATGGTAAAATTATAATCATAAGGAGTTGAAATAGTTTGTGTAGACAAACCATTATTTACAGAAAAAACATCAACATCAGACAGCGACGTTCCACCGTTTACAGCAGCGTAGAACGTTGAAAACTTTAAAAGTTTCTTAACATCTTCTTTTCCAAATGTTTGCCCACAACATTTTTTAGGAACTGTACAAGCTACTAAAACAGTTGTTAATAATAATATTATTAGTTTTCTTACCATCTTTTTATTATCACTTATTTTTTTGATTGTTTACTATTGCATTAATTAAACTTTGGCAACCCAGATCGTTTTCTTTTTTTAGTGTTCTTCTTATTTATTTGAATTTTTTCTTTTGCTTCTATAACAGCCTCTGTATCACCTAAGCCTAAGCTCCAAGTTGTATAACCACTAAAAAATAAAACTCTTTGGAAGTTAGTATAGTCCTTGTCAAGAGCGTTACGCATGTTTATACTTTTTTGATACAACCTATTAGCTGGAAAATTAGTTAAAGCTTGTGTATAATTAGTCACAGCAGACCACATTGGATTATCAGCTTCAAATGTTTCCATTTCATTTATAACATTTTCGTTGTAATTTAAAGTTTTTTCAGCATTAACTATTTGTCTTATTTTAATACCAACTACAGGTGAAAAGTTTAATAGCTCCATTGGTACAGCGCTTTCATCTTTATTATAACCTTTTTCTCTTTGTTCTTTAAATTTAATAAGAGTGTTTTTTAAAGTAGAAGCAACAGCACCATATATACCAGCACCTCTTAGTATAGAGTCAATACTGCCATTTATAACTCTTTCTCTTTTCTTTAATATTTGATCTTCATCATTGTCATCATCAAACATAACAGCGAACAAAGCTGTTTGTAAGCTATAAAATATAACATTTTGTATACCACCATAATATAATATTTTAGATAAATTACCTAAATCACTTTGTGTTTGCGTAGTGTATGGTGGTGATATTCTTCTTTTATACACATCTAAAGCAGCTTTTTTAATTATTCTATTATACTGCGATGTAATATTTTGAAAGTTTAATACTAGTTTACCTATCCAACTAGATTGTTGTTGTGATGTCATATCAGGCCTTGATGACTGCTGAGTTGATTGTGTTAAATCTTGAAAATCAGTAAACGCTTTTGTTTCTGCTTCTTTTTTACTTAAACCATCTTTAATATATTTGTTTATTCTGTTTCTATAAAAAGTAGCTCCACCAGTAGCAATTGCAATATTATCACCAATTTGTGTAGGTAAAAATCCTAATTTTAACAACCTACTTATAACAACTTTAGTTGGCTGTTTTGATCCTTTAACCGCTTGTGCAAGATCAGCGCCGTTAATATCTGTGCCAATACCACCTCTTCTTTGTTTCAACATGTCAGAGTTAAATATAAAAGCAAAATCAGCCCAGTATTGTTGTTGATTAGCAAAAGCTTTGGCTGCTGCAAACATATTGTTATCAGCAAAGTTTATATAGTTTACAATAGACATTTGCTGTAGTATTGCAGATCTTACGTTAAAGAACATAACTGTACCAACAGAACCATTTAAATAATTCATAAACTTGTTAACAGTACCGGTTTGTCCTTTTGGTCTATTAATACCCGTGCTAATTCTATGTAGCATATCTTCTAAAGCACTTCTAAAGTCTTTACCATATGCAGCTTCTATTTTATTTAAGTTTTCAGTTGAAAATAATATATTAGCGTTTTCATTAAACTCAGCAAAGTATTCTGCTCTACCAACTCTACCGGTAGCATCTATTAAATCAGTTTGTATATTACCACCTTCCCAACCTGTTCCTGGATCTACATATTTATCTTGTTTAGAAATAATATTAATAGCATCAGCATAAGAACGTAGTTCGTTATCGTTCATTACCATTTCAACTAAATTTTGTTGATCAGTTGGTGATAAACCTGGTATATCATAACCGTGTTTATTCCAAAGGTAAACTCTTATTGCATCTTCAAATATAAAATCACCATCTGGAGTTTTCTTTCTAAGCTTCTTTTTAATATCTTCAAACTGTTTATTTAAAGCTTTATAATCATTTGCTATAGCTTGTTTGGCTGTATCTATTTCTCTATATGCTCTATTTAAAGGCCTAACTAAAGCTTGCTCAAAAAAGTCTCTATGTTGATCACCTTTTCTACCTTTACCCATAAAGTTGTACAGTAAACCTACAAAGTCTTCATGTGACGGTGGTATAAAAAATCTAAATTTACCTTTTTTTTCTCCACGTTTCCTAGCTTTAATATCTGAAAAACGTTTTACAGCATCAATACCAGTAACATCTTCTAGTATTTTATTAAAGTCATTATTCATTGATTGGCTAAACTTAACCTTAGCTTGTTGTACTTTAGATTTTATATCAAGTTGTTCTAATGCGTTTTTAACAGCTTCTACATTAGGCAAGGCATCGTCTACAAAGTACATGTCATTATAGCCTTCAGCAAATTTATCAAGCATCCACATCGCTTTTGCATCACCAGTACTATTACCTAGACCAGTAATATTATCAAAAGGTATATTTATATTTTTTGTTTTTAACCACTCGTGTATTGCTTTAGCACTAGAAGCTGGTCTAGCAGTTAAAACAAAAACATTTTTAGGCCCAAACTTTTCAATTTGGTTTTTCATTTTTTGCAACAAAGGTCCGTCAACACCTCCTCTTACATTTACAAAATCTGTAAAATCAAATTCATAACCTTGCTCAGTATATCTTGGGCCTTCTAAAGGCCAATTACCACTACTTATTTTAACTTCTTCTCCAGTAGAAGGATTTTTAGCTATTATAAAGTTTTCACCATCAATAATAAGTGTTTCATCAAAATCAAAAGTACTCATGCCTCTGCTTGAAATACTATATTTTAAAGGCGTGCTAGCTATATTTTTAGCTTTTTGCAAGCTTTTAACAGTTGGTAAGTTTGGTTTTGAAATACCAGCGTTTATAGTAGCATCCATAAAACCTCCTAATGTTGTAATATCTACTATTTCGTTTTTCTTATTTAGTATTTTATCTATTTTAAGCTGTATACGTACTTGAAGTTTTCTAGACTTTATACCATTAATCGTTTTATGACCAGAAGTACCAACACTAACTCTAACCTGTACATCTGCCTCAAGTCCAGGCGCTGGCTTTTTACCCATGTTAAGCAATGAAGATTCATCAAGATTAAATGTTGCATTGCCAAATTGCGGTGTATTTAAAATAGTTATTGAATTAACAGCTAAGCCATCTTTATCAACTTTGGTTGAATAATTAGTTCTTATAGGACCTTTTTTTGAAGGTGTATCTTTTACTATTTTTACGCCTAATTCTTTATTACCAAACTTTTTGTTAATTTTTTGATATATTTCATCAGGGAAAAAATTATAATTTTTCTTACCTTTTACTATATTGCTTACAGGCTTTATATTAGTATTATTGCTTTCGTTATAAGCATTTATTTCTTCGTTTACAAAATCTGTTATTTGTTTTAGTTTAGATTTTACTTCATTTTTCATTAAGTTGTCTAAACCTTCAATACCAAGTTGTGCTTCATTAGCTAAAGTAAACTCACCAGTTTCAATGTTAAAGTTGTTAACTAAAGTGCTACCCATAAACACTTGATCTAAACCACCTTTTATTTCATGGTTTTCTTTATCACCTAATATTTGAAATACAAAATCTGCCATACCACCACTTTCACCGATACGCGTTGATTTAACTTCTAAACCTGGTATACCTAACTTATGAAAATAATTAGCAAACGCCTGTTCCCATATTCTACCATCATCAGCAAAAGTTTGTGGCTTAGAGTTTTCAAAGTTTGGATTTATATATTTCTTACCAGTATCTACTATTTTTTTAATATTATTAAATTCGTTTGTTAAAGAATATTTAATAGTATCAAAAGTTTTTAATTCATTTAAAGCATTATCTTCTGTTCTAGATAAACCTCTTAATTTAGCTTGTACAACTTTATTTATATCTTTTGAGTTTCTTTCAATATAGTTGTCTATTACTATATCTGTTTTTCTTTCAGCAATACGAGTAAGTAAACTATTTCTTCTTTCTCTTATGGTTGTAAACCCACCTTGTGTAAAGTATTTTATAAACTTAGGTTTATTTATTTTATTTATGAATTTATCTTTTCTAAAGTAAGTTACTTTACCTGTTTCACGATCAATTTTTTTAACATCTTCAACGCCAACTTTTTCACGATCAAATAAATTTTTATATGTAGTTCTTATTTGTACTATACTAAAACTATTTACTATTTCGTTGTACTCGTCTCTAATAAAAGCCTCGTATTCTGGATCGATCTCAACTTTACCTTCTACTTTACGTATTTTACCTATAGCATTGTCAAGCTTTTTTCTAAAATCTTTTTTAACTAATTTACCTAAACGCTCTTTTAAATCTGGAGGATTTTGTTCTATTAGCGCTTCAACCTCAGCTTCAATTTCAGCATCGACTAAGCCATCTTCTAACTCAACATCAAAGTTTTTTAATTCTCTAGCTTTTGTTATGCTTAATTCTTCTTGTTGACTTGCTGTTTCTTCAACTAATTCTTTAGCTTCTTTTGTATCTATAGTAGTAGTAGGCTTTTTAGTTGCTAAAGCTTTTCTAGCATCCATACGTGCAAATCTAGTGTCGGCAAATATTCTTTCAGCAAACGTTACAGGCGTTTCATCACCTGTTTTTCTTTTTGCAGCAGGATCATAACCCATGACTCTATCTCTAACACCATCTATAGTTTTTTCATATTCATCACCAATACTTTTTTGTTTTACAATATTGTCTATTAAACCACCCGGTGCTAAAGCTTTACCTAACTCTTTGTTTCTTGCGGGATCAATAAAAAATTTATCAAAATCATCTTTTGTTTTTACATCTTTTGGTATAAGATTATTTATTTTATCAAACGTATCTTCTGTTATAGATTTTTTAACAATATTAGTTTTAGTTTTTTGTTTAACACCTTCCTTTGCCATTTCAACAAACTGTTCTCTAAACTGACCTTTTTTTCTATCTGATACGTATGCTTTTAAAAAAGTTTTAACATCTTTACCTGTTTTAAAATTTAAATCTTGATAACCATTATTACCACTGTTAAATATTTTTTGTAAAAACTTACCTATTTTATTTAACAAACCGTCGTTAAGCTCGTTTTTAATAGCAGCGTCAGCATATGCGTTTAAATACTCTTCAGCATATTGTTCAAATGCTTTTTCAGATTTATCTTTGTTGTATCGATAGTTATCGTCTATTCTTTTTTGTACTATTTTTCTCTCTTTTGAACTAAGCTCGTTTAAAAAATCTTTTATTAAAGTAGCACCTTCTGTAGTCAAATCTGTTTCAACTATATTACCATTTTCATCTTTTATTTTTCTTACTTCACCTGTTATAGAAGATTTTACAATAGCATGTAATAACTCGTGAGAACCCACAGTAATAGCATTATTTTCTGCAGCTACAATTTCGTTTATCAATATTTCTTTACCTATAACCGTGCCGTCAATATTTTTTATTTCATCTAAAGTATATTGTTTTTTACTTCTAGCGTTTAGCGCTTTTAAAAATCCTTCAGCTGTTTTGTAAACCTTTGGTTTAGACAAACCTCTTATTTTACTTATTGCTTCATTACTAATTCTTAAATCATCTTGTAAAAGCTTTTTATTAGCCTCTATTTTAATATCATTTAATTTTTTATCACTAGCTTCTAACTCAGAGTTTACATCTTCTAATATTAAATCATATTCATTTTTGTTTATATCACCATTTTTTAACTGATTATTTATATTTTTTATTTTAACATTTAGTTCGTTTTTGCCGTCTAATATACTAATAGCTTCTGTAGCTTGTTCTTCAGTTAGGTATTCTGATTTTTTTTGATTTGTTATTAAAAAATTTTTAAACTGCTGCTCTACTTTTTTTATTTTTTTATCTACAGCGTTTTTAGCTTCTTGAGTTTTTGAGTTTACTTTTTGTTGATTTAAAGCGCCTAAAGCATTAACATAATTATTTACTATTATATTATCATTTTGATCTCTAAAAGCAGAGTTTATTTTAGCACTACCAGCAGAAACACCGGCGCCACCAACAAAGCCCTGTACATATTCTTCAAAAGCAGCTTCACTAGACATGTGATCAAAAACTTTTTTACTAACAGTTCCTGCATCATCACCTTGCGCTAAACTTTTATTTGCTACATTTAAACCACCTTGAAAATATTCTGTTAAACCTTCTTTGTTACCAGTTAGTGTTAAATCAGCAATTCTTTTAGCTCCTTTTGTTCTAGCATTATTTAAAACATATTTACTAATACCTTTTATACCTATTCTTTCTAAAGCAACAGAAGCAGCGCCCAGCGCCATTGGCACGGCTACTTCACCTTCATTGTTTTCTATTAATTTTTCAATAGCTCTTTCATCGTCTTTACCATAAAGTGCTTTAGCTTTTTCAGAATTATACTCTGTATACATAGGCGCCATTATCTGTGGTATTAAAGAAGCTCCTCTTGTTAACACAGCTGGTGCTACTGTAGTTATAACGCTTGTTAAGGCGTTAGCAACACCTATCCCAACATCGGCTACATCACCTTCTTTTATACCCTTAATAATACCTTTACCAGTATCACTCATTTTAGCAGATATTTCATCTAATTTTTTATACTGCTCAACTACATAATTATCAACTTCACTTTCGTTGCTTATACCTAAATAGCTACCAAATTGAGCTCCTGCAATTTTAGTACTTTCCCACGCCTGTTGTAAACTTAACCCTGCATTATTAAAAACATTTTTAAACTGCTCTGAGTCAGACAGTTCTTTTTGTGGCTCCAATAAACCAACCTCCAATTGTGACCCCATAGTACTTGGGCTCATCGTCGAGTCTACCGTCGAGCCTTGTGCTTTTCCCATTTTATTATATTCTAATATAACGGCTTTAATGTTTTCTTCAGACTCACCAGCGTCCATCATTCTTTGAACAATTTGCTCTAATTCTTCCATATTATTTTGGATTTTTTTGGTAATATTCGATTCTTTCTTTTGCACTCATTCCTGCTGTTGGATCTTTTAATTTAATATTGTATTTTGTTAAAAATTCATTAAATCTATCAGCAGCTGCTTGTGCTTTTTCATTGTCAGTATAATTTGTACGATCTCTATATATTACTCTACCAGATGATTTATCAACAATGTCAATAGCATTTCCAAAAGATTCTCCAAAACCAAGTAAACTTGTTGTAATTCCAGGTGTATCTTTAATTACAAAATTACTTAAATCATACTTTTCTTGTAAAGAAGTTGTAAAATTATATTCATCTTGTTGAAAATTTTCAAAAGTTAATCCAATTTGTTTTGTATTACCTAAACCTTCAAATTTTTCTATTTCATTAGTACTTGAGCCTTCAAAGTTATTTATTTTTAAAAAATCAGGATCTGTTATACCAAATCCATCAGGTCCTATTGTTTCGGTAGTTGTACCTAAAACTCTTTGGTCACCACCAGCTGTTTTTTCAATCCATTTATAAGCATTATCTCCTTTAACATCAAAAACATATTGAGCTTTACCTATACTAAATTTAGCTTTTTCACCTTTACTAGCCAAATTAAATTGATCATAAGCAAATTTAGCGCTGTTGAAATCAGGAAAAACATAATAACCTAAAGAGCCGCTATTAACACCTTTTTTAGTTGTTAAAAAGCCTGTTCCTCCTTCCTCGTTAATACCACCACCACCTCTATTACTAGCTCTATTAAATATAGTCATACCATCTTGGTGCTCTTTTCTTGCTATATTATCTGTATAAAATTCAGCTGCAACTTGCTTTGCTAGTTGAAAATTAAAACCACCTTCACTTTCAGGGTTGTTTATTTGTGTTAATGATTTTATTAGCTTTATAGCATTTTCTGGACTAGCAAAATCTTCTGCTGTAATTTTACCGTCACCAGTTTTATCTTGTGGTATTTGATCTGGCATGATTTTTCTTAAAGCATCAAATATTTTCATATTTTCTGTACCATCGCCTTTACCTGATAAATATTCTGCAAAAGTAAATTCTAAACCTTCTTGCCTTGTATGTATGTTATCTGCAAAACCAGTTTTTGTTTTAAAAGATTTATAATAATCGTTTACATAAGATTGGTAACTATCTTCAAAAGTTTTACCAGTTTTACCATTTGCATTGGCACCAACTGTTACTTTATTAAAACCAGCGCTGTCATTAGGATCTTTTGCAGCTATTAAAGCTCTCAAACCTTTTTCATCAACTTTTTCACCAGTAGCAGGGTTGGTAAATACTATTCTACCATCGTCACTAATGCTTCTTTTAACAGAGCCATTAGCTATTTGATTAAGAAACGCTAAAGTTGGACCACCAGTACCATCTACATTATAATCTTGATTTAAAACTTTAGTTTTTAAATCAATTAAAGTTTGACTTGTAGTAGCGGCGTTATCTTTTAATCTATTTAGTTTAGCTTTTATTTTCGCTCTTTGTAAATCACCTTCTCTGGTATTAGGTAAACCTTCTATCTCATCTCGCATAGGATTAATAAAGTTAAAATACATGTCTTGAGTTACTTCATTATCAGCGCCCTCAACAGTTGTGTTTAACGTTTCATCTAACATGTCAGATAAAGCATTGTTTTCTTTGTTTAATCCGTCAAAATAAGCTTCAACTTTAGTTTGAAGCAAAGCTTGTGTTTTTACTTTTTCATCATATACACTTTTTAAGTTAGGTGTAACATCAGCCATAGCCTCTTTTAGAGACATATCTGCAATTGTTGCATCTGCTTTTCCTAGTAAACTTGTTGCCATATTTTATTTTTTAATCTATTAAGGAATTTTAACCATTTCATCCATCCTATTAAAAATACCTATTCTTTTAAATTGATCACCAAAACTTTTAAATTTTCCTCCTAATTTACCAAAATCAACATCACCTATACTACCAGCTAACGAACCTAAGCTACTAATCATCATTTGATCAGCAGCTTGATCAGCATATTGTTGGTTTAATAAAGCTCTTTGATAATCTACATTAGCACCAGCAGCTTGGCCATACTGAGCGCCTAATATACTAGCTTGCCTTCCAGATTCAGCTTGTTGAACCATTGCATCACCACTCGCTTGTAGTTGCGCTACTTTTTGTGCGCCTGTAGCTCTAAGCCTTTCGTTCATTACTTCTTGTTTTTGTAAATCAGCAGATATTGCCCTTGCTTGTAATTGACCTTGATTAGCTAGCATTTGTGCTAAACCAGCAACACCGCTAGGCCCAGCAGCACCACGTAGTTGACTTAATATATCTGCTCTTTGCTGAGCACCTTGATCTGCTTGAAACTCAGCAGCAGCGGTAGACACTCTTAAATCTTCAAAAGTATTTTCCATGTCAGCATATGGATTTGTAAACTTCATAGCTCTATATTTAGCCATTTCTGCATCTACTTTATCTTGCTGCTCTTTTCTTGCAGCTAAAGCTTCTTTGGCTTGTGATTCAGCTTGTTCACGCATTTGGCTAGAGCTGTAAATGCCATACAAAGATGTACCTATTGTCACTGCTGTTGCTATGCCCATATTATCTTAATTTTTTTATTATTTCATAAGACGATTTATTATCAACCGCCCATCCTAATTTTTTATGTGTATCTATTAAATGTTTATTTCTACCTATACTAAACATATTATCATATCCTAGCTTTTTACAATATTCTTCTGCTGTAACTATTAAAAGTTCTATTGCGTATTTTCTATCTTTATCTCTGTAATCTGGATTAGATACGATCCAGTCTAATATTGCAGTGGTTGAGTTTGTCATGTAAATAAATCCAGCTACTATTTTAATTCCTTTTTTTTCTAACATTAAACCACTTAACCCGTTTTCTGGTAACATTTCTTTTGGTATAACTTTCCATCTCCACCATTTCCACCACTTTGCTATAAAATTGTAATCATCTTTTTGTAGATTACGTACTACTAAATCATCACCCATAATATTTTATTTAATTATAAGTATTATAGTCACAGTTTTCACTGTTTTTTTACTTTTATGTGATAGATACAAGGTTTTCCATATCAAAGAAAATAGTACCATCACTAGTACCTGCTTTTATAATTTCTATATTACCACTAATAGTTGCCTCTTGGCCAGCACCTGCAAATGTAAATGTTTGGCCTGATTCTAAAACTTGTGATGTACTTAACGTTAAATTACCAGCACCACTAGTAGCACTTCTAGCTGTAACGGTTGGATTAGATAAAGCAGCATTAATACCTATACCACTAACTGTACTTACATTAGGTAGTATACCATTTACAGAAGAAACAGCTAGTGTTGCGCTATTACAAACCGCTGTTGATGTAGTTTGTATTGGTGCCAATGAAATTTTAAGATCAGTAATACGTAATTCAAAACCAGAAAGAGATAATATATTACTTTGCCCAGCGCCAAGAATACTTATAGTATCGCTAGCTAACAACAATGCTTGTTGTTGATCAAAAATAATGCTTCCTGGTTGTGTTGTTATAACGCCATTTGTTATTGTTGGTTTTTGACCACCAGTTGTTTTAAAAGGCGCTTGATAATTTACTATTGTTTGCTCGCTTGCTGTTCCTTGGTTTAAAATTGTAGTATCTGAGTAATCAGCCAGTATTGTATTAGAAGCGACATTTGTAGCAGGTGCAACAAAAGCACCAAGAGAAATACCACTAATATCATCTACTGGCCATTGGTAGTTTGCTTGTGGCGTAAAAGTTAATGGTTGATCATCACGAAACTGTATCGCTTGTGACATTGTAAAATCAGTGGCATTACCACTAGTTTCTACAACTGTTACTGTTGTTAAACTTCTATTAACTTTAGAGCTAAATGTTAAAGTTTTACCATCATCAAATTGAGTAGATGCATCTCCACCACCTTCTAATTCTACATCAAACTCCTTAGCGTTATCACCATCTGGATTTAAAGTTTTAACAACTATTGTATTAGAATTACACGCGGCACACCCAGTTACTTGATCACCAACGGCCATTATAGTTGCTACATTTTGATCTAAAATTACTTTATCTCCATCTGCAATATTGCCATCTATTGTACCAGTGGTTTTTGGTGAGGTTATTTTATCTCCAACTTCAATAACCGCGGATAAATCAGTATTGTCCATTCTAACTAAGCTACCACTAGTTACAGCGCCGTTAACATCATCACCATCAAAAGCGGTTCTAGCTGTTGGATATATATTTTCATTTGGTAAGGTTTCTGGAGCAGAACCTATAGTAATATCTTTTTTGCTTAGTATATCGTTTATATCAGGTTGTTTTAAAATTTGATAAGCTTTACTAGCAGTACTTACTATAGATTTTATTGAAAAAGGTACTTTACCTTTACTTTTACCTCTAGGAACTACTATAGTTTTAGTAGTATGTCCAGATCCAGTCATTTCAATTGTTGAACTAGGAGATATTTTATCTATTGTTAAAGATACATCAGGATATTGATATATTACTTTTTGTAACATTAAAGAGTTAGAACCTATAGAAGAATTTAAATCAATAGAATTATCTAAAAATCTAAATTCATTATATTCTACATGCTTAGTACCTGGTTTTGCATACAAATAAATATCATATTGAGCACTACTAGCAAATGAAAGAGTTACACCATCATCTAAAGCAACTGCTGACGATAAAGAAAACTCACTAGTATTATCACCATCTGGGTCTAAAGCAGCTACAGTAATAGAACCTTCGTTTAAAGTAGTATTACCTCTAACTCTATCTCCAACAGCCATAGTGTTAGCAACAACAGTGTCCATAACTACTTTTACTCCACTAGAAACAGCGCCGTTAACAGTATCTGTAGTTATAGTTGATGGAAATTGTATTTGACCACTATAAACGCCACCAGTTAAAATTCCTCCTAACTTGTATTGAGTTGTTTGAAATTTATTTGTAGCAAAGTTGTAATAATTACCGTTAGCATTGTTTTTAACTTCTAAAATAAATTCACCATCAGCATCGCCAGTTATATTAAAAGGTCTTGTTTCACCAACAGCTGATAAATCAGAAAGATCTAAGTCAAAACCTTTAATTGTTTTACTACTATATAGTCTAGCATGCTCTTCATCTGACATTAAGCTACCATCAGGCATGTAATGAAAACCTTCAGGGGCAACTTGACCTTGAGTATTAACTCTACTTTGCTGTGGTGCGGCTACTCTTTGGCCTGAGCCAGTTGATGATCCACCACCATATCCGTTTGACATTTATTTTTATTTTTATTGTTATTATTTTCTATAATATAAAGCACCTCCAAAAGCTTCTGGATCTATATTATTATCTTTACCACACTCCGCTAAACAATCATTTAATGTTGTATACGAGCCATATAAAGGAAAATTTACTTCAACGCATTCGTGTAAATATGTTGCATTAACTCCTTTTGTTCTAACGCAATTATATGTAGAACTTTGTTCTTGTAATTGTTCGCTTGTATCAACAGTACTATCATCTGGAGAGTCTCCGTATAACTTAGTATGCTCCGCGTCAGACATTAAAGTACCGTCTGGCATGTAGTGAAAACCTTCTGGTGCCACTCTACCTTGCGGGTTAGTTCTTCTTTGATTAGACTGACCACTTGTTCTATTACTACTACCTGATGAGCTTCCGTATCCGTTTGACATTTGTTTTATTTTATTTATTTACTACTTTCTGAAACTTCTGAACCAACTGAAAATAATTCTATTTTACCTGTAGATAAATTATTAAATTCTACTTCTGCATAATAACCTTTTAAACTTGAAGAGTTAACTTGTTTGTTTTTAGCAAACATAATATAATCACCAGGATTATCTGATGGTGGGTTTACTTGTGTTTCATCATATACAACATCAATACTATTTGGTGGTAGTAAAGCAGATACAACTCCAAAATTTACTATATCAGCATAATTATCCACAGTGTTAAAACTACCTTCACTAGCCACAGAACTAACTGGAGAATAATATACAGCATCACCTACTTGTAAGCTAAAATTAATTTCACTACCAAAAGTTAAAGTGTGTATTTTCATATTTTTATATTTTAATAATTAGGGTGACCAGGACCAATAAGTTCATCACCAGGTACAAAATCACCAATATTACCAGTGCCAGTTCCATATTTAATATACACACTAAGACTTGCTGATTGAGTGCTAGCAAAAAACCCTGCATCACGTACAATCTGCCCGTTTCTTAATAGCTTAAATAACCCAGGTGGAATAAATGCATTGTTAAAATTAGGTGAGTTTTGCGGTTGATAAGAATTACCATAAGGGTCATTAGAGCCATATATTGAAAGCGGCGCTGCATCTGCAATATATTGCTGTAAGAACGCTGACATAGCGCCTTTGCTTACTGGTATTCCAAGCTTACCTTGACTTGCTGTTGAACTAATAAGTAAAGAATAAGTTTGTGCACTAGGATATGTACATGAACCATCGTTATTATTAGCCGAAGCATCATAATTAGTAGCTGCTGGATCAGTACAACCTAATATATCGTATGTACATAAACCATTATCTACAACAGCAGCGGCATCATAATTATTAGCCGCTGGATCTGTACAACCAGCCAAATCATATGTACATGAACCATCATCAGTATTCGCCAATGGATCATAGTTGTTTGCCGTAGCATCTGTACAGCCATTTACAGTAGGATATGTACAGCTGCCATCATCAACATTAGCATTAGCATCATAGTTATCTGCGTTTGGATCTGTACAACCATTTACAGGCAAAATACAAGAACCATCATCTGTGTTTGCAAGCGCACTATAATTAACTTGAGTAGGATCAGTACATCCGTACACTACATCTTCACAAGAGCCATCGTCGATATTAGCGGTAGAATCATAATTAAATGCTGTACTATCTGTGCAACCATTTACAACTGGAATACAAGAACCATCGTCATCAGTAGCATTTGAATCGTAGTTAAACGCAGTTGGGTCTGTACAACCATCTAATTGATATGTACAACTACCATCATCAGTACCACCGCTAGCAAGGATAGTTGCATCATAGTTAACAGCTAAAGGATCTGTACAACCATTGAAAAAGCAACTGCCATCATCGGTGTTAGCTGCGCTGTTATAATTTGCCGCTATAGGATCTATACAACCATTTAATATATCAATACACGATTGATCATCTACATTAGCACTAGCGTTATAATTAAATTTGCTAGCATCTGTACAACCTATTATAGTTGGTTGACAACAACAATTATCACCTATTTGACCACTAACACAACTGCCAGGTGAATTAGTTTCATTACAAGGAGCATAATAACTACTGTCAGCGTTAGTATAGTTAGGATAAAAACTTCCGCCACTTGAAAATTGAGTCGTGTCTGTACATCCATATATAGCTATATTTACACACTCGACACTTTGATCACCATCATTCGCTAAAGGATTATACTCTTGATAAGAAATATCCATACAACCTACAAATATACAACCTGCATCTGTATTTGCAGCTGAGTTGTAATTATCAGCTAAAGGATCCATACAGCCATTTACTACGGCTTCACAAGTACCGTTATCAACATTAGCCGCAGCATTGTAATTAAACGCTGTAGGGTTTGTACAACCAAACACACTTGCTACCGCCTGTCCTTGTTGTAGTATACCTATTCCTTGAAAAGAAATATCAGCACTATCAAAACCACCAGCACCAAAACCAGATTTTGTTTGCTTTTTACCTTTTATATAGTTAAACCATTTTCCTTCTTTCTTTATAAATTCATTTAAAGAACCTTCTTCCATGTCGGTTTTTATATTTCTAACAAACCAACCAATTTTATTATCTAAATTATAATGCTCATTATTTACATAGGTATTTGTAGCAGAAGTATAAGACTGTGTTGCGTTATCCCAAGAAGTAAGATCATAAGTATCGTATGACAACATTTTATCAACTTTAGATTGAGATCCTTCGTAATTTAAAGTGTGAAAAGTTTTAACAGTTCCTGGCGCATCGTTTAAAATAACTTTAAAGCTTGAATAGTATTGCGCTCCATAAAAATTATTTCTGGCAGTACCTTCAATATGATGTATCCATAAATCACCTTGATTAAAAGTATAATATTCATTATTACAACTTTTTGACATTTCAGATATATAAGATTTAAAAGTAGTCCAACCTTTAACATCTTCTCTATATGTAATAGTTTTACTAGGCCTTGGCATTACCTTGATAGTAAGGTTATACTCTTGTTTTTTATCATCATAACTACCGATCAACTTATCATTAACATGTTGCGAGTGTGCAGATGGATAAGCTTGATAATTTGTAGCGTTAAACTTTAAGTTATCTCTAAACCAATCTCTCATACCAGCGTCAGATATAGGTGTTAAACCATCTTTAGATAATCTCATGACTTTACCTCTAACTTTATCTGTAAAGTAAGCTCTATAAGAATACGAAGCAAATGATTCTGGATTTTTAGATATACCATTTTTACCAGCATAAGGAGTTGCTGTACCTAAAACTTTATCTGTAGCTACAACATTAGGATTTCCATCGGCATTGAATAAAGCATCTTTATTAGCTAGTATTTTAACAACTCTATCTTCGCAAAGAGATATTAAATCACCACCACTACCCCAGCCAGCGTGTAGCTTTTGTATACTACCATAAGCAGGGTTTAAATCTTTTGTTATTTTTTCAGCTTGTATAAACTGATTTAAATTATTAACGCCTGATGTAGAATTATATATTCCAGAATATATTAAACCGTGCTTCCTTCTTTCTTCTTTGTAATCTTGCTCTGAAGTTGTAGAAACTTTAACTCCATTTAACATGAAAGGTAAACTAAAGTTATCTCTAATTCTATTAGATTCAACACCGTTTCCAAAAGAATAACAATTGTGCCAATTTAAATAATAATCACTATTATATATTGATGATGACATTAGTTTAAATCTTCTTGTAAAAGAACCTTGATCATAAGGACCTACGGCTTGATCTATTTTTACATTAAATACAACGCCACTAGGCCTTGTTATTTTTATAGAATCTCCATTTTTTACCGGTTGTATTTCAACACCACTTGCGGTTGTATAAGGTGCGGTTCCAACGCCGTTGCCACTTCCAACATAAATAGGTCTTGATAAAGTAATTATATTATCAAAAGTTATTTCTGTGACTGTAAGTTGTACAGGATCATCTGCTAGTGAACCAGCATTTTCTCCACTTGCGCCAAACTGCACTGACGAACCAATTGGAATAGCTATGTTTATAGTTTCTGGAGTTAAATAAATTGGATTACTTTCACTTATTTCATAATAAACATCTAATCCTTCATCGCTTTTAGGTTCTGTCTCCCAAACATAAGGGTTTGGAGGTAAAACACCACCATCTTCATAAGTTTCCACAGGTTCTAACATTGATAGTTTATAACCAACAGCTCCAATACCAGCTGTTTTAGCTTCAATATTTGGAGTTAAATTTTGAGTTGTCATTTTCTGTCGGTAATCAAAACAAACATCACTATTTCTTTCTGTGTTGTTACTAGCACTGTTCATAGTTACTTGATCAAACTGCATCGTTGTGCCAGCTGTAAAAGCGGTAGGTAAAACATCTGCAGGTATAAGTGGCGAAGTATAACCAGCTAAAGTTATTTTGTAACCACCAAGATCTCCGTCAAATTTTCCAACTTCTTTTACAATACAATTGCTATGGCCACGATAATCATTTCCTGGGTTTACAGCGCTACCACTAGTTGTAATATCGTTGTATGCAAATAATCTCATACCTTTGCTAAGTGTATACCTTTGCCCAAATTCATTGTTTTCAGCGCAAGTAGCTTGTATACTATCAACTACTATATGTGGATCACCAACTGTCGGCGTCCAGTTTGAAAAATCATTGTTAAGTGTGTTACTGCTAACAAATCTTATAGTAAAACCAAACTGTAAAGTTAAACTTGATCCAGTTCCAGTAGCATCTTTATCTAAAGTTACATTTGTTCCATCTATACTTATAATTTTTGAAAAGTTAGCAATATTAGTACCGTGAACCGTCATACCTAGTTTTATACTATCTAACTGTCCATTTTGAACTGTAATAACGTTATTTCCACTTGTTGTTGAGTTTCCTGTAAGGTTTTCAAATTCTTCACCTATCCTTAAACCAGTAGGTATTCTATTTCCAACAGGACCAGCTGGATTCCACTTCATTTCTGGTTGAACAGTAATTTTCCAGTTTTTAAGATAATTAGCAGGATTTGTTATAAAGTGCTTTGTGTATATTTTGTTATTATAATCATCAAAATTTGTTCCACCTATATTACCAAAAAGCTTGCCACTTTCTTTATGGAAAGTAGCTATATTTCTTTCTTTGATCATAGATATAGTGTACAGTGTACCGCTAGGATCATCGTTCCATTTAAAAGTAAGCCCAGGATTTATTTTATTTACAAAAGATTTTTCTGCAGGATAATTTTCGTTAGTAGTACCAATGCCAAAAAAAGAATCTTCTTTAAGTATACTTGTGCCCGGGCTACTATTAAATGAATTGCCGTACATTCTTCTCCATAAACCTTTATTGTTAAAACTATCGCTTTGTCCACCATCATCCCAAAGTTTATATCCAAAACCTCCAAAGCTTAACTCCATAATACTAGAGTCTAAGCCTTCAATTTTATTAATACCATCAGGTTGAGGAATATTACCTTCTGAAGCCGCTGTAACATCTGAAATCCATTGACTTTCAGGCACGTCAAACCTAATAGGTCCTGTGCCTTGATACCATATAAGATTATCAGTGTTATTACCTGTAAGAGGCCTACAAAAATTATGATGACTTTTATCAATAAACCAAACGCCATCAAACCTTGGTCTTGGACCATCTGGACCATAACCATGTGAATTAACACCACTTCCAGCGTTCATATCAATACCAGGTGTACTACTATCAGTAACCGGAACACCAAAATCAGTATTACCACTAGTAAAATATGTAGCAGGTTCAGTACCATCAGATGTAGTTGTTGTTGGTATTTGACCAAAAAAACATTGCCTAGCATTTAATCTCATGTATTCTTCCTCACCTGCTCTTTGTGGAAAAGCATCTCCACCAAACTGTAATACACCTCTTAGACTTGTACCACCAGCATTATTTGTATTTTCAAATGTAATCCAATTTGTTGGAAAACCATTTTGAGCAAAATATTCATGTAAAGGTCTTGCTGTTCCTGTAGGTCCTGTAGAAATATCGTATGGATGATACCAAGCTTGTTCACTTACTTTTCTTAATGGTGATTTTCCTGTGTTTTGACCTGAAACTGCGCCAGTGTACCAAGTTGGGTTTTTATCTTCTAAAAGATATACCATTTTAGAACTTGTTTCTACATACTCGCCTTCAAAGTCGCCAGTAGATATATCTAATTTTATTTCTCCATCATTAGCAATTTTAACAAAAAATCTTCCTTCAAATTTAGGAGAGTTTTCTATTAAAGCTTGAGTAAATTGAACACTAACGTTATCTTTGACACTAGATGGATCTAAAGGGTTGTCAAATATAAAGTTTATATCATCTTTAAAAGGCTTGTCAATAGTTACAAAATACTCAAATTGATCATCGTTAGCGTCAATACCTCTAGTTGATGTTATTTTAGATATTTTGTAAAGTGGAGATTTACCATCTTCAAGGGTTAAAAAGTTAATATATAAATCATCTGTAATACTATCTAAATCTGATAAACTTGATTTACCAAAATCGCCATCACTAAAATTCATAGAAAAAGAAACACCACCTGGATTAGGTGAATTACCAAAGCCCCCTCCAAATATACCACCATTTTCTCTTCCGCTATTATGAACTACAGTTCCTATACGTACTTTTCTTGTTTTTATAAAAATTGGAGCTTGCTCTTCTATTGCTAGTATTTTATACTTATAAGAATTTTCTACAGCATATAAATCTCCTTTTTTTAAAAACAAAGTAGTATCAATATCAACTTTGTTTATATCAGAAGAAGCAAAAGCTATCCAAATGTTTCCATCTTCAGCTGGATACCAACGATCCATAGGTAAATTATAATATTCAGTAGATGTTTCTTTTATAAAAAACTTAAAATAATCTACATTTTCAGGTGGACTACCAACTAATCCTGCTACTAATCTATTGCTATCTGTAGATTTACTTTTATCTATTTTAAAACCACCAGTGTTACTAATTAATATAGGTGTTTCTCTTCCTTGTTTGTCTGTAAATACAACACCAAGGTTATATTCTCTTAATGATTTTATTGATTTTGCAGATACACCCGCTTTACTTTTATTAATCCAAGATGTTACATAAGATTTAAATTGAGGTTTATAATTACCTAAATTATAACCCTGCTCGTAGTTACCATAAATAATTCTATTACCAGTAACTTCTTGTGCTAAAGCTTTTTTAGGCACATTGTCCCAAGGTCGTAAAAGTTGATTAGAAGAAACGGTAGATTTTATAGTTTCAGATTTTACAGAGTACTCGTTTGCGTACCAAGCGTTTGGAAGATCAGTAAAAAGAACTGTACCTCTACCACCACGAACTTGTCCAGGAGAAGGATCTAAAGGGCTAATAGTTTCTACTATGTAACAATTAGGAGATCCTTCTTCTTTATATAATATATCTATCTCTGAAACATCTAAAGGAATATTGTTAGTGAAGTTTTTAAGCTTTATTTCTATAGCATTATTTATCATGCCGTTATTCCAACCGTATTTAGCATCAAAATTAAGATTACCAGCGGCAAAAGCAACATCAGACCAAGGTGCAAAAGCTGAATATTCACCGTCTTGATATTTATATCTATAAGAAAATCTTGGAAATTTATTTTCAAATATAGGTTCTTTTTTAGATTCTAAATCTACTACATATTTTAATTCATTGTTGTTTAATCCAAATTCTGGTACTGGAGGACGCGAGGGTATACTAACAACAACAACTTCTACAACAGCAACTCCTGTGCTAGAACCTGACTGATATTGAGAACCATATGTTATAGAAGCACTGTTAGAGGTAAAACTATTACCAGACCAATCTGTTATCTTGCACCGTATAGTGTGATCATCAAGTGGTACCAAATCAGGAACTAAACCACTGCCTGAACTACCTACGCTATCTGTAAATTCTTTTAGTAATAAAAAATCTCCTTGTTTCCAGCTTAAACTAAAATTACTTATACTACTATAGTTGGCAGCGTTTATATCTTGCTCTATAACAAGTCTAATAGTATCGTCAACTTGTAAATCACTAAAATCATGTATTACATTTTGATTGCTACTACTAACTATAGAAGAAGTATTTACACCACCTATAAAATCTGGATCAACACTAGTATTAATTACACCAGTATATATTAAGTTTTCATCTCTACCTGTTAAAAGATCTAAAGTTAAAGGATGTTTAGGCGCTCCTTTAATAACATTAACATGTTCTTGGCGTATTACTTCGTTGTTTGAAGTGTTTATATCTGCTAATTCATTTATAAGTAAAGTATGTTTATTACCTCGAGGATCAGTTCCTTTTATACTACGATCTATATTTATTTTTTTAGGCTCTGTAAAGTTATCAGTCCAAAATAATAAATTATCAATAATATTAACACCTGTAATTAATCTATTAGGATCTAAATTTAAAATTCTTTCAGATTCAAAGCATACTGTATTAACACTTGATAAATCAACAGTATCACTTATTGTTATTGACTTTAAACCAGTGTTTGCGCCAACAAGATCAAAAGTAAGCGTGTATTTAGGCCTGTTAAAACCCTGCGCATTGTTAGGTGTAGTCATATCATCACAATCAACTATATCAAGAAAAGTTTGATTTGGAGATGTTAACGTAGTAGTATCAACACAAGAATTGTTTACAAAATATTTACCAGCACCACTAGAATTATTTATTTTTAACTTAACATTAGGAATAGCAGTACCATTAGCATCACGCAACATATCGTATGCGTTTGCAAAAAACACGGAAACACCAGATATAGACTGTGTAATATTTATTCTATTAGTAGGTATTGGAACTTGAATATCTGGAGCTAGTATTTCTGCAACAAGTTCTTTATAAGTATAAAGCTGACTATCAGACGGCGTGCAATAAGCACAGGTTCCGTTGTCGTAATATGCTAACGAACTATAATTATTTGCAGTAGGATCAGTACAGCCATACCACAAAGGATTTACAGTTTGTACTTGACCAAAAGGATCATAGTAACTTGTAAACTGTGGAGATGAAGTTGCCGGCGGCGCTGTTGAATATGTTAGTCCAGTAGCTGGGTTTATAGCGCCACAAGCGTCACTAGCGACAAAGTCAATAAAACCGTTACCTATATTTATACTGTTACCGTATCCATCAACATCTATTAACCACACTTGTTTTGTACCTGAGCCAACACAAGGAGCTATATCAAGAGTAACAAGTCGAACATTTGTTATTGTACCAACTTGATCTACGTAGTTCCACTGTTGTGTAGCAAAATCATATTGAGGATTACTAATATTATTACCACTAATTGCGTTTTTAATTTTAACAGTTGCGCCAACAACTAAGTTTGTAGGAGGGGTATTTTGAAATGCTGTTGGTAGGTTTGGAAGTTGTGGTCCGCCTATAGCTTGACTTCCTGGATACCAAAATTGAATTTGACCTGCTGGTGGTGGATATTGATTTATAGCTGTATTGGCTTTAAAACCTCCATCTGAAGGATCAGTAAACTCACAAGATAAACCGTTGTCCCAAGTTCTAAGTCTTAATCCAGTAGTTACATTACCAATTGGCCCTGGTCCTATAATTTGAGTAGTACCTGCTTGTGTAATGTTAGCAGTATCAGACTCGTAAACTGCTGATATTTTTTTCTTAAAACCAACTCCTACTACAGTACTTGAAAATTCTTTAATTAAAACATCTTGATCCCATCTTGTACCAGTTACTTTCATACCAACTTGTATGTTGTCGTACATAGATTCATCTACACCAACGTTGCCATCGATATCTTGACTATAAAGAAGTATAGTATCTGTAGAGGTATCTGCGGCTATATTAGCAGCGCAATAAGCAAATTGATCAACAAATACAGGTTGACATCTTGATGGAGAAACTTTTACATCGTGATTAGTACGCATAATCATATCTTTAAAAGATGTAGAAGCATTAAAACCGCCATCTGCAGTAGGACCTAAATCTTTTGGAACTTCAAAAGCTGGTCCTGCAACATACCAATATAAAGAATTATTTTTTTCGTCAGATATAGACGCTACTGTTGTTGAACCTGGTTTAACTGGATTTTCTGTTTGACTTACGTAAGTAAAATTAGTATTGTTAGCCGCTACATACTGTGACGCGGCATTATAATTACAACCTTTAATATTACCTGATATATTTTGAATAGTACCAACATCAGAAGAATCTGAAGTTGATATTTCTATATTCATAGCATCTCTATATTCACCTGGTGGAACAAGTCTTACATTAAGATCTTTGTTCATTTTACCACCGGTAAAATTACGCTTCATCTCTGGCATGTGCTAGTGTTTTATTTGTTTTGATTTACCTCTTAAAATTTGAGTAATTTCTTCTAGTTTAATACTAGATAATCTTAATTTTGCAGTTCTTATAGCTGCAAATCTTTCTTTTTTATATCTACGTACAACATTTTCGTTTGTGTTAGCTCTTGTAGATAATATAGCGTACATTATATATTTATACATTGCTTCTTCAGCAAACTTATGTACTTGCATTTCAGCATCTGTACCAAGACTATCACTTATATAATCTAATATCACTGGTTTTCCGGAAACATTAGAGCTAAAATGTATTCTTCCTAATCTTTGATCTATGTAAAAACTACCATTTACTTGAGCATGCTTTGGATCTAAACCATATCTTTTACCTTCGTTAGGCCAATATATATCGTTTTGATAATCTTGATAATCGTTTGTATTGTTTTCCGAAGGTGTATGAGACTTGTAGCTATCCCAAGTAGATGAATTTTTTTCATTACCAGGTTTTGGCTTTAAATTATTAGAAGCTTCTGTTTGAGATACAATTACGTTATCTATTGAATTTGCCTTAAAAGCAGCTTGTCCTGTTTGTTTTGTTTGTGACGCACTAGCTGGTACGTTGAAGTCTACGTAAGAAACTATAACCGCGTAAACTGTATTGTATTGACTTACATCTACACTTATTAATTCTTCATCGCTTGTAGTTGAGCCAACAGCCGTAGGACCAACCCACTCTAAGTAACTTGGATCGCCACTAACATTAAAAAGATCAAAAATTGAAGTTTCTACATTAGGACTAGTTGATGTAACTTGAACCGTAGCATTGTTTGTTCTATTTGCTTTTATTGAAGTATCTGGAATTTGACTTGTTAAACCAAATCTTAAAACACCAACGTTTGCAGCTGTATTTGTATTAGGTGAAGCAGAGGCTACAAATGTATCAGCAGTACCAGACGCTGAAATATCTAAAAAGTTTATACCAGTAGCATCTATAGCTTGATAAGCAACATGAACATAACCCCAGTTAGTTGCTCCACCACCACCTCTTGTGTGAAATGATGTTTTTAAAACACCATCTTCAACACCCATACCACCTTGATCTACGTTGTCTAAAACGTTTGGCATATTAGATTCTATATTCCAGCCGTTTGTAGTATCAGCAAAATCAGAGTTTTCTAAAATACCAATATCAGAAGTTACAACATCAAACTTATAATCACCATCAGCGTGTTGATCTATTTGAAACGGATTATTAGTATCGTTAGTGCGATATAAAGGATGTTTAATACCAGCAGAATCAACCCATGATAACTTAGTGTAGTTTACATAATCATGAGGTAAAGGCATTACTAGTGTTGGTGGAAGATCTATTTGCTGTGATTTTACAGATTTAAAAGTATCAAAAGATAATTCTTGTAAAGCTCTCATTGCATGAAAAGCAACATCAACTCTTTTTATTTTTGATATTAATTTATCTTCACCAACATAAGCTACTTGAAATTGATTTATAATATTTTCTAAGGATGTAAATTGATAATTTCCAAAATCATTACCTTGGTAATATTCTCTATGTGTTGTGTTATCTAATAATCCCATTTATTTATTGTTTTTCTTGTTGAATTTGCATAATTTCCATACCTTCGCCAGATTTTACAATATCAGTTCTTTTCATAGCTATACCAGCAAACTTTAATATTTTATATATTAGTTCGTTTTCTTCTGATGCGTGCAATTCAAAATCTGTTTTATTTGCTGGATCGTGCATTGCATTTCCGTTTACAACTACATAACTCCAGTTAGGCCTTGCTGGTTTTCTAACATAAGTGCAAGAAACAAAAATACCAGCTGGATATGTTAGTATACTTGTTTCTCCAGTTCTAATGTAAACAGGTCTAGATGCGCTTGGTCGCAAAAGAGCCGAATTGTTCATATACAATATTTCGTTCTGTTGAACTTCTTCTACTTCTATACCGTTAGATATTACAGTTCCTAGTCTATATAAATCTGTAGCGGCTATGGCTCCATTGCCAATTGAACTTGTGCTTTCAAAAATTGCTATTTTTTCATTTATATTATGAATTATATCACTATACTCTTGGTCGCTACCGTGAATCCTCATGTATTGATTTAAATCATAAAAATATTGCTCAAATATTTCCATCTGAGCTTGATCGGCAAATAAGTTAAATTCTTGCGGTGTAACATAGCCTCTTTGCTCTTTGTTAGCAAAAACTAAAACTTTTTGATATACTGTATCTATATTTACCATAATTTCTTTTTAATTATTATAAGGAAATAATCTATTTAAAGTATCCTGTCTTTTATCACAACCACAATCTTTACCTGTTGCTTTAGCAACTTTATCTACAACTTTTTTTATTCCAGTTGCTTTTGTAATTTTTGCTATCGTGTCTCCTAATCCTTTAGATTTTTTATTTTCCATATAATATAATTTGTAGTTTGCAATCGCCCCGTAGAGCGACTGCATCTACAGTTAGATTAATTTAATCTTTTTTCTATATTGGAGTAAATCTCCATACCTTCATCAGTTTTAAACCAAGCGGCTAAAGCTGAGTAAGGATGTTCATCAAATGGAACATTCATTAACTTTCTATCGTTAGAACCCCATGAAAAAGTTCTTTGATCAGAAGATAATTTTAATATACCCATTTCAGTTGCTTTAATACCAAAGTTTCTAAGTTGAACATTATCATCGTTTACTAACTCTAAGAATAACTCAGGATTTCTTTTAGCATATAATAATAAATCTCTTTTAAGTTCTTTAGAGCTCATCTCTGATACTTTAGAACCAATCTCTGTACGCATGATAGCCTCAGCCATATCAATGTCAATATTTCTAGCAGCATTTAACGCTTCTATTTCCATTTCTAACCAAGCTATTTCATTTGTTGCTACAGCAACTGGTTTTTCTTCATAAAATATTTTCTCTTTATCAGGGTGATATAATGAAAGTAATTTTTGTAAAACTGTTTTTTCTTTTTCAACAATTAACATGCCATTTCTAAAGATAATATGCTCTAATCTTTGATCGCCTTTCATTTCGTCAACAAAAACTGTTTTTTGGTTTTGACAATATTTAAGTTCTCTTTCGTAACCTTTTTCTTGATCAAACCAATGTATATTAGCGGATCTAATAGATCTTGATATAGGTTTTTTACTACCTTTTAATCTGTATATTCTATCTTTTAATTCCCAACCGTCACTTAGTATTGGATTTTTCTTTTCAACTCTTTTTGGTTTTGGAGTTTCCATCACCGATGTTTCAACTTTTGGTTGTTCTACAACCTGTGGAGTTGGTTCCACTTCTGTGTTTTTTGTTTTTTTTGCCATAATATAATATATAATAAAATTAATAAAAATAAAGGGTCGAGGCCTAAGCCCCGACTCTTTAAAATAATTGTGCTTAGTTCATTAACATGAAATTGTTAGCACCTTGTACAATTAAACATCTTTCAGATAAATAGTGTACTTGCATTGCATCAAGCGCAGACGTAGCAGCACCAACAGAACCAGTAACCCAAGTTTTCATTCTTCGGTCATCAGTTTGTGAAGCTCTATATCTAACATGTAAGAAAGGACGTTTAAGGTTTTTTCCTAGCGATTGGTCATAAACTGAAGAAGTACCAGCTGGAATAATAACACCACGGATAGCTGCGCTACCTGCTCTATCATTAATACCACCTCTTGTAGCTTTGTCATTTAAGTATCTAAAGTCAGACTTGTAAAAATCGTAAGATCCACGTCTGAAACCAGAGAAACCTAAGTTTAATGCCATATCTTCTGAGTTGTCAAATACTCCGTAAGAAGTACCACCAGCCCCATAAGAATTCATTGAAGCTAACATATCGTCAATAGCTAAACTAGTAGCTCTATTTACAAACATCATGTTTTCTTCAATAGCACCGTTTTTATCAAATTCTGCTAAAATAGCATCAAACTCAGCTAAATCAGTAGCAGCGTTAACACCAGTAACACCAGAAGTTAAATTACCTCTAGCTTCAATAGCAGCAAATAAACCTTCAGTACCAGCACCATCAGCGCCAGCATCAGCACCACCTCTAATTTGTTTATTAGCAAAACCAATAGCAGAGTTAGCAGCTGTTTTTTCAGCTTCAATCATACTCATCTCTAAGTAATCAGTAAAACGTGCTCTTGTATCGCCTTCAGCTTTTAAATACCACATATAACCAGATTGACCTTCTTCTCCAGAAACTTCAACCCAACCTACTTGAGAAGCATCAGAACCTGAAACTTCGTAGTAGTCTTTCATTATAATTGGCTTATTGTCAAAATGCTTAAAAGTTGGCTCAATAGCTTCTCTTCTATCAGAACTGTGAGTACCAGTAACATCAGAATAAGATTGACCTTTACCATACTCAGAGCCAATAACTAGTACAGTAGCAGCACCATCAGATAAAGTTGATAAAGCAGCTGTAGCATAAGGTTCAACTGAAACCAAGTTTGAATCTGGGGTTTCAACAACTAGTGCTTTAACTACAACACCAGATTGTGCTATTAATACTGTATCATTAACTCTAATAGCATGAGTTCTACTTGTTGTAGAACCTACTGTAGTATCACCGTCGATATCAGCAGTAATTAATAATGTACCATTTGTATCACCATCAGCATCTACTGTAGCAGTATATGATAAATGTAACCTTCCTTGTTCAGACCATACAACTTGATCAGCTGTCATAGCCTCTTCAGCTCCTACTTGTGAAAGAAATCCTGAAATTGTTCTGTTTCCAAAAATCTCAGCTTCTTTTTCCATAAGATCTGGTAAATATTGTTGCGCCCAACCAGCAGTAGTTGTACTCGTAAAATCGATATAATTCGAAGCTAGAGTTTGTTGTGCCGGAGCTGGAGCAATAGTTCCCGAAGGAACACCTGTAATTGCCATAATTTATTTTTTAAATTGTTATTTATTTTTATTTTTAATTTTAAACTTAAAATCAGCAGCATTATCACCTAACACTTTAAACTTCGTACCACCCGCTTCTATTTTACCATGACTTTGTCTTGGATTCATATCTACGTTTTTAGATTTAGCAATACTATTTTTCATAGCATCTGCTTTTCCTTGTTCGTAAAAGTGTTTTGCAACAGCGTCTGCATTCATTGCTGTATATAAAGATTTATGATAGCCTTTAGCGTCTATTAAAGTAGAATTTTTATCTAAAAACTTTTTAGTAAAATTACTTATATCGCTTTGAGTATTTTTAATCTCTTCAGCATTGTTTACATTAAACCTGTATTTTTTATCACCGACGTTATATTCAAAACCTTTGAACTTGTCGTTAAAAACTTGATTAGTTTTTTGTGTAAAAATATCAGAGTTCTTTTTAACTGTTTTTTGAGTTGCTTCTGACTCTTTGTTATATCTATTAAAGAAATCTACAGCTTTTTGTTGCTCACTTGTAAGCTTGCTTCCAGCTTTGATATCTTCATAGTATTTGGACTTTTGCCCGTCCAGATGGGCTCTAGCGTTGGCAACTTGCTCTTTTAACGCTAATTTTTTTCTTCGTACATCTCTTTCTTCGTCAACTTCTTCGTCATAAGAGAACGAGTCTTCCATAAGGAAGTTAATTTCTTCATTGTTTAAATGAGGTTTTGTTTGCCTGTAATATTCATATAGTAGATTTTGATCATCTAATTTTGAATAATCTTGATTAAGCTTAACGTAATCATTTATGTCACCACCAGTTTCTTCCATAAAGTCCATTAACTTTTGAATATTTTCTGGTATTGGTTTTCCAGTAGCTTCTGCTTCAGCAATAGCTTCTTCAACTTGTTCTTCTACTTCTGTAACTTCTTCTTCAGTAGCTTCTTCAGTTATTTCTTCTAGTACTGGAGTTTCTTGTGCTTCTGCTTCCGGCTGTACTTTTTCTTGTTCTTGTGTGGGCTCGGCATTTTCAGACTCTGTAACCACTCCGCTGTCGTCAGCGTTATCTTTTTTAGTTTCATTTTTTTCTTCTGGTTTTGGTGGTTTATTTAAATCTACCTTTATAACACTATCGTCATTTGCAGATTCAAATTTACTTTCATCAACTTTTACCACGTTTTCATCACCTGGATCTTGTTGGTTTTCTTGTGTAGCCTGTTCAACTACTTCTTCTAATTTTTCTTCCATAATATAATATAATAATAATTAATAAATCCCTACTTAGGGTCAAAACTACCTAAATCAAATCCTCCACCTAGTATATCATTACCTGCGGACTCAAAGTTTTTAGGTGGTTTACCACTTTTTCTTTGATCAATCATTTCTGATTGTTGTGTAGCTTGTATTTTTGTTCTTTCGTCTTTTCTATCTTCTTTTTGTTTTTCTCTACTTTTCATACCTTCAACCTCAATACCTTTCAATTGCATACTATATTGAAACTCTAACTCCATTAACTCTTTTTTGTGCATAACTTCTTGTTGCATTTTTTGAGCTTGAATTTGTGCTTTCATTTGTTCTAACTGAAGCTCGCTTTGAGTTAAAGCTTGGTTTTTTTGCATTTCAATTTGAGCAGAAGCTTGTGCAGCCTGAGTATTTGATTGAGATTGAGCTTGTATATTTTCTAGCTGCAACTGTCTATCTTTTTCTTGCTTTTTAGTTCTTCTTATTTTAAGAAGTTGATTAGCTAGTTTTATATTTTTTATTTCTCTAAGATCAATAGCATCTTCTAACTCTATACTTTTTTGTTGCAACGCCATTTGAATATTATTTTCCAATATAGCTTTTTCTTCTTCGTCTGGTTGTAATGCTATAAATATACCAAAATCATAAAGATGTAACTTAGATATTTCTTCTAATGTAGCCATATTATGAACACCTATAGCTTGTATAAAAGCATCTTTAGTTGGTGAATACTCTATAATATCAGATATTCTAAGTGATAAACACTCCGCTGTTTCAGCTGTTAAAAATAAACCAGCTTGTAATATGTGTCTAGTTGCCGTGTTGCTATTTGCTGCAGCTAATTTTTGCACACCTACTAAAGCATTTTTATCTGGCATGCTACCATCTCTTGCTTCGTTAAGCCCGGTTACATCTCTTATCATTTGTAAATAGTAATTATAATTAGCTATAAGTGCTTGCATTTTATTACCACCACTACCAGATGTAATTTCTTGAATAGGTACTTTACCTGGATTCATATCACCTTCTGACGTGAAACTTCTTCCTATCACGGATCCAGTTTGGAAAAACATATTTAAAGCTTCTTGTGGATTATAATTAGTTCCATTACCTAAATCAACTTCTGCTAATCCATCAGCGTCTAAATAAACACCATCAGGAACCATCCTAGCCATTACTTGCTGTAGCTTTAAATGAGTTAATTGAATCATATCAGCAAAACCAGTTATACGTTTTACTAATGAATCAATTCTACCATCATACATCCTAGGTGCAACTATAGCGTAATTCATTTTTACTTTAGTATAATCACTTTTAGGACGCATCATGTTTTTTGACATCTCCCATTTTAGTAATTTATCTGTACCAAGAATCATAGCTCCATCGTAAAGAGTTTCTATAGATCTTAACATTCTACTAAAACCCCCTTCCATATCTGCAGGCGGATTAAACTGATCATCTTTAGGTATAATTTTATCAGCACCAGTACCAGTTTCTTTTACTTTGTAAACTTCATTCATATATGTTTTATAGTTAAAGTATAAAACCTGAATAGTATTATTATCTTCTCTGTCTGAAGAGTATCTTGAATTATAATTATCTCTATAGTAATCTTTGTTTTTCATTATATCTTCAAGATCACTTTCAGATAAATGTGGAAACTCTTTAGCTAATTCGTTTACTGGAATACTTTTAACTTCGCCAACATAGTATATATCATCAAAATAAGGAGAATCAGTATAAGAATAAACCAAGTCAGCTGGATCTACATAGTCTATAACAACGCCTTCAGATGTATTAAAAGAAGTTTTTACAGCACCAATACCAAGAACTGTAAGATCATAATAAAATCTTTTCTTTATTAACTCGTAATTATTACCTTCCATCAAAACATTTAACGCTTGTTCTTCCGCAATCTCAACAGCTTGTTTATATGTAAGCTGCATGTGTAGTTGTAGCTCTTCTGTTGTTTCTGGCAAGTTTTTTTCTTCGCTTTTTCTAGTATTTACTCCAAAGTTTTCAACTGCAAATTGATCAAACTCTTTAAATTCCATATCACTCATTATAGCCTCCATATAATCAGTTCTTTCTTTCATGCCGTTGGCATCTTGAGAGTATGCTTTTATATCATAAGTTCTTTCAGCTATACCATTAACAACTATATCTACAAACTTAGAAATAATTGGCACTGGTTTCCAGTCTAAATTTAAATAGGACAAATCACCGTTTATAGATAACTCGTCCTTATATTTTTGTATAGATTGCTCACCTCTAGCGTATAATCTTAAATTATGAAAATCATTATAGTTATTTCTATATCTATTATTACTTCTATCTTCGTTAAACCACTCTTGCTTTATTGCTTTACCTACTTTTAAACCATAGTCATAGCTTAACTTTTCAGCGTCACTAACCGTTTGGCTTGGAAAATAGCTTTTGCTAGAATATGCCATATGTTTATTTTATTATTTGTGAATTAGTTCCAGTATTACTATACTTAGAAATATTTATGTTTAATTTAGGCCTTTCAACCTTTACGTTTGGCGCATACAAATGTCTATTGTTAGCCATAATTGCCAACCCAGAACTTATTGAAGCATCAAACTTTGTTCTTTTGTTTATATCAAACTTACTCCAATCGTTTAATAGAGCATTGAAGTATAAATCTCCAAACGTTCCATCTTGTTTCATGCCTACGTGATCTTGTATATACATTTCAATCGCGGCAGCATGTGCTTGTTTTATATCTTCAGAAGAGTTAGGTATGCCACCTACTTCTTTTTCAGCTACAGATAACTTATTCCAAACTTTATCAGGTCGATTCATGCTAAACCCTCTGTAACCTCTACGTCTTAAATAGTATAAAAGACGTGGTTTATTGTTCTCTGCTAGTATTGGCATGCCGTAAAATACTAACGCCATCAATACATCTTCAAAGAATATTTCAGCTGTAGGTGGTCTTGATAAGTATTCTAAAAAAAAGCTATTCGCAGGAGCGTCCTCCATACTAAACTTGGTTAAGCCGTGTAATGCTCCTTTAGAACCTTCTCCATCTACAGTTCCTGATATATCATAAGAGTCACAACCAAATGCTCCCATGTGTTCATTACCAGGATATTTTACACCGTTTTTAAGTACCACTCTATTTTGTAGCTGCTGAGGTGGAACCCAGCTAACTTTAAATCTACCCTTTGGGTCTGGATAAAATATAACTTGAGAATCTTTAACGCCATTAACCCATTGAAAATTACCAGTTGTAATACCTAGTGTTCTAGACATTTCCTCGTTATAATCTATTTGCTCGTATATTTTAACTAAATTAAATATACTATTTTTAGTCTCATCTCTAAACGCATGTTCTTCGGTTCTAGGAAACTGACGGTAAAATTCATTTAAAGCATCTTGGTCTCCTTTTAAACCTTCAGCTTCGTTTTGCCAATGATCTACTACACCTACATCTATTAGTTCACCGTCTGGGGCAAACACATCTGCGTCAGGAGTAGTGAATACTGGAACTCCGTACTCATCAATAAATCCTTCGTAGTTCCATTCCATTGGGATGAACAAAGAGTATAAACCAGACTTTGTCTGACCATTTCTATTTCGCTTAGTGACATCTGATGCATTGTATAATTTTTTAAAGTTATCACCTCCTTTGTCTAAAGCGTTTGATGTTGAACCCATCATACACTTACCTATAATTCTACTACCTAATCGTAAACATGTTTTTGTAACACGCCAATTGTTTAATATATTATCAGGTCTTTCCCATTTACCACTTTCATCATGTACTAGTAATGCCAGTTTTTCACCATCATAGCTATTGTCACCTGTGTTCTTCCAGTCAATTGTTGTATCTAATCCTTGTATATCTTCTAGCTTTTCGTTAGCTGTAATCTTTTTTCTTGTAAACTTACTAGCAGGTACTCTATACGCAAGCTCAGACTTTGGTCTATCCATACCATCTTGAATAGGTTTAAAGAAAAACGGGTAGTTTATACTAATAGGTACAACTTTATCAGTAAACATTTTTTTCGCGTCAGCACCTGTTTTAGATAAGATACCATATCTACTATCACTCGCTAATGTAGCTAAATTAACTGTTTCAGCGCTTGACATAAAAGAAAAGCCAGAACGACGGTTTTTAAGGTAAGACATACCATAACATCTTTTATCTGCTTTACAAGCTTCCCAGAATATATAAAACAATCTGTTTGCTTCTCTAAAGTCTGGTGCACCTACATCTATTTTACTCCATTGTAGATACATGTAGTGTGTACCTGTTATATAAGTTGGCTTACCGTTGTTAGTAAACCAAAAACCTTCGTCTCTTCTTTTGAACTCTTCGTCTATATAATCATACCACTGTTCTTTTTGCTCTTCAGGATACGATCTCCAGTCAAATATATTTTTTAAACGTTCTAAATCTTTTGGTTGTTTAAATCTTACCCACTTATTTAACTCATGTATGTGCACTCGCACTGGCTGTTTTGGCAGCGCGATACGCAAATTTTGTATTTCAACCACTTCACCGATTTGCCCAGTTTTTGAGATAACCACGACATCATGTTCTTTATCATATCCATATTTCCATTTTTTAGATTTGTTAAGCCGACTAATAGTCGTGCGTTTAATAGGTTCTATTATTTTAACTAAACTTTGCTCGTACATTATTTAGATCTACCTTCTGCGAATCCTTTAAAAGCTTTTTTCTCTGTCTCTTTAGGTGTTTTTCCCTCAAGCAAGTTTTCTTCTTCTTGGATTCTGTTAAGTATTTCAAATGCATCAAATATAGCTAATTTTTTAGTAGCTGCTGCGTTTTTTAATCTATCAGCTGATACATCATCTTCTGTATTTGTAATAATCTTTTCTTCTGCTACTTTGATTAATTCATCAACTGCTTTTCGCCCAGCTTGGATTATACTCTTCTTCGTTTCCTTGATACTCATATTTAATTGTAATAAAATTAGATAAAACTCTATATAGTCTTTCGTTGTCAACAATAAACTCGTACTGACTACTTGGTCTAAAACCAACTAAGTCATTAACTTTTACGGTACCGTCTGAATATTTAACAATACCTTGTAATGGTTTTTCAGATTCAATATTAAATTGATCTACAGCTTTTAAAGGCTTTACAAAACAATAACCTTTTGGAGCTATCCACTTATCAGTTCTTTTATATAAAAATATTTGATCGCGGTTTATAAGATAAGTATCTTCATTAAAATAAGCCTTACTGTTTCTTTCTACACCCTTTACATCATGCCACCTGCGAAAAACATTATGGTGTACTATAACAGTATCACCAGGTTTTATATCTGTATCACCAATTATAGGTGTTGATATAACTTTAGCTTTTCTATTTACATAATGATGATTATATATTTCAGTATTAAGTATTAAATTTACACCTTCAACTTTTTTACTATTGTTATATCTTTCTCCTATTGGCGTTACAACAAAGTTGTAAACACTTTTCATTAGTATTCTAAATTATACTCTACAGATACAGCCATATTTTTATTAAAGTCTTTCCAAGGTAACACATCTTTATTTTTTTTAATATATATAGAGTACTTGTCATCTTCTTCTAATATATCACAAATAGTATGGCCACCGTAAACTTCTTGCCCTACAGCATAATGCATTGCATCGTTTTTATAATCTTTACCTACACTAATCTTTCTTATCAGCTTCGCCATCTTCAGTGTAGTTTATAGTTCCATCTTGTATATTAATATCAAACGTGCCGTAGTCTTTTTCAAACTCAGCTTGTAAAGAAGTTAGTTGCTCTCTAAGACCAGCAATATTATGCATCATCTCATGTTTTCTTAACTCCATAGAACCTATTTCTAGCTGTGCTCTATTAATACCGTTTACTGTATCTTGAACTTTTGTTAACTGCTCTTCAGTTATTCTTTCAGGTTTAACACCTTTAAGTTCTTTAATTTTTTTACTTGTTCCTTTTACTTTTGTTGTTGCCATTTTATTTAATTTAATTTAATTATTATTCTGCTAACTGCCACTCAGATTTTGCTAGTTCAGTTATAATCTCAGTATACGTAAGCTCTGTTTTACCATTTAAGAAATCTGGTTGGTCACCAGTGTATTTTACAAATGTTTTTGTATTGTTGTTATTGTACCTAAGTGTATTAGAAGAATCTTCTAGTACTTTAGAAAAATCTACACTTGATATTTCACTTGATTCTAATATAACGTATTTTCTATCCATTGTTTTTGTTTATTATCCAGGTATGTTTGTGCTGTATGTTGGTCCGTTTGTTAAAGTACCATTTGAACCGCCAGTTGCATCTGTAGCTGTAGTACCACTTCCTTCGTTAAAACCATAAAAAGCAACTAAACTACTTGAGTTGTCATAGTTACCACTATCTGCTGTTAAATCAAATGGTACACCAGAATTATATATAGCTGCAACCGCGTTAGCATCTAAAGCAACACTCCATAATGCCCATTCATCAATTAAACCTGGAAGTAAGTTGGCAGCTGATCCGCCGCTATTAAAAGCTCCTATATAAATATTTTGATCAGTAGCAAAAGCACCTTGGTCTGCAGCTGTGCAACCGGCAGTTAAAGCACTTCCAGCTGTAACATCTGAACCGTTTTTATATATTTTAACAGTAATATTATCAGAGCCTGTTCCAGTTTTAGTAGCTGTTATAACCCAGTTTACCCAAGCACCATCTAAACCATCATCAGCATCAAACTCTGCAGATGCAGTTTCTTGCCTTGAGTTAGATCCGTTTGCTTTAAATTGAAAACAAAGTTTACGACCCGTACCTCTTTGAAATAATTTTATAAAGTTATTAGTATCAGCTGACGCACCCCATATTGTATCTGTTTGGGTGTAGTTGTCAGTATTTTGCCAGCAGCTAACACTAAAGCTATTTCTAAATGTACTTTGAAATGAAGCGCCAGTATTTACAAAATCATTTGTACCATCAAAAGATAATGCAAATTTATTGTATGCAGCATCTAAGGATGCGCCACCTATTATACTATTTCCTAAACCTAACATTACGCTCTAGATCTATAATCTGGTCTTGGAGCTACATAAACCACAGCAGAACCACCGTTTAACTCTACTTTATCCCACATTCCATAAACTGTTAATCCTTTAGGGAAAGTATCTGAACTTGTAATTGGATCAGCGTCTTCATTACTTTCATTTGTAGTATCAGCTGCAGCAGCGTTCCAATGACTGTCTATTGCTAGTACATCAGTTCCAAAAAACGCAGTATCACCCATGCCCATGTTAACACCACCGTCAAGAGTTTCTAAAGCTTCAAACGTTACGTCTGTTATCATAGTGACAGCGCATACATAATACTTAGCAGTACTAGCTGTTAAATCTAAAAAAGCGCCATCGCCTTTTAAAAATGTAGATCCAAATTGACCAAAGCCATATGCTACATCTGTTGAATTTTGTCCCATAATTTTATTTTTTTACTTTTTCTAGTGATCTACCGCCAAAATAAGCACCGATCACAGTTATTAATACTAATTGAAGTAAATCCACCCAACTGGATTTAACTTCGAAATTTATTGCACCAGCATCAATAAAAATTAATAGCATGGTGCATACTATTAAAAATATTAAGACTAATGGTCTAACGTTTTTACTTAGCCACGAGTCTGATTTTAAATCTGCCTCCCATCTTCTAGTAATGTTTTTTTCCATTTCTATTTGATAGCTAGCAATTAATTCTTTTATTTTTCTTTCTGCTTCTAGTTTTTCTTCGGCAGATGTATGTAAGTTATCTACAACACCACCTATACCTTTAACTAGCTCTGCAGCTCCACCTGATAATAATTTACTTAACATTTGCAATTCTTTTTAAACCTTCCACACTTTTTACACTTTTTCATCGTTCTTTTTTACTTTTTCAAAAGCACTAATACCAAAGCATCCTAATGTTACCATAACAAAAGAGTTGTATATAGTGTCGTTAATTTCTAATTGTCCTCCGCCTACGTATCCCATATATAAAATACCTGTGGCTAAATCTATAATGGCAAACAATACCATTATACCAAAAGATATAAAGCCAATTATATTTTTCTCGTTTATAGTGTTTTTATCTTTAAATAATTCCCACATATTATATTGTTCCGTTATTTGCATCATTTTCCCATGGAAAACCAGTGTCACCAGCTTCTTTCCATTTACCTTCTACTAATATCATATCTTTACCGTTTCTTGTTTCTCTTGGAAAAACCTCACCGTTATAAGTTATTTCATCATCACTATAAGCTAACTTACCAAGCTTCATGTCAGTAGAATGTCTCATTTCGTGATTTATAACTTGTTTGTCCTCAAGACTACCTGGTATTATGTTTTTGTTAACATATATAGTACCATCCATATTAGCTTCACCCATGACACCTTCTTCTAATGGTACTCTAATAACAGGTGTACCAGGTACAGAGCCTACGTCTCCAGCTTGCTTACCAAAACGCATTTTTGTTTTGATCTCACCACCTACAGCATAATTACCTGTTTCTTTACCTAGTTTAAATCCCATTATCTATCTTTATCTTTTATCATATCGTCTATAGCTTTATTATAAACTTTGTCTGTATATGATTTATTCTTATAAAATACACTTCGTTCTGAAGTGGGTAAGTCTTCCTCACCTAGTAAGATTCTATATACCCTACTAATCATCTGAGAGCATTTCCAAGAAGTTTTAAATATAGAGTACATTATAGTAGTTCTGTTTCTGTGTCTCCATACATCGATCCAACCTTCTCTTTTTAATCTCTCCCACCTTGCTTTATCCCACGAGTATGTATAAACTCCGTTGATAAAATCGTTTCGTGTAAATCTTTTTTTACAATCTAAATAAATTAATAATTCTAAATCTGCATCTTTTAACCCGTAAGTTTTACAGACCCACTTTCTAGTGAGCCTGTAATACTTAAGGATATTCATATCACGCAGATCCTGCGCGGTTAATCTCATCTATTACGCATCAAGCGTTATAGTACAAGATAAAATGTTTGGATGTAAGAACACAGAGTTTACATCATCACAAACAACTAAAAGTCCGTCGTCAGTGTTTCTTTGACCATTAATTGCTCTTGCAATTTCTGACATAACAGCTTTTTCAGTGTCAGCAGTAATAGTTAGCGTAATTAAATCGATGTTGTCTTCTTCAACCGTAGTGTCCATTGCAGAACCTTCAAATTTCAAAAGTAACGCACCATCACCAGCACAAGTCATACCTAATAATCTTGAAGCTGGATACGTAGCCGCATCATCACCGTCGTCGATAAACATTAAAAATTTTTCCATTTTGTTTTGTTTTGTTTGATTAATAATTCGTTTTAATTTTTAAGTTTTAGGTTTAAGGTTTTTAGTTTAGGTTTAATCTGTTAATTTACTATGATACTGTAATATGTGCTACATCAGCAGCATAACCAGTTACACAGAAATTTGCACCGTTATATAGAACAGTACATTGATCTCCTAGTACTGCTCCAGAAATAAATACTATTTCATCAACTGCAGTTTCAGCGTGAGTAGCGGCGCCACCATCAGCACCAGCCACACCACCAACTATTAAGTCTTCAGCAGTGTTGTTCGCGATTGTTACTGCATTCGCAGCCACAGTCCCTATAACAAATGTTGCGTTCCATCCTTTTTCAATTGTACTTGATAAAGGTAATGTAATTTCATATGCAGATGCTTGGTTAATGTTAAACACATTACCAGAATCAGCAGCTGTTAAAACTTTAGCAGCAGCAACATCTACTATGTTTTTTCTTGTATTAAAAAATACTCTTCCCATTTTTAATTGTTTTTTTAGTTATTAATTTGTTTTAATCGCTACCATCGGGTTGTAATGATAACTAGCATACTAAAACAACGTCACCATCACGAATAACTCTATAAAGAGTATCTTTCCATGATATGTCGTGTCCAGCATGTTTATCGTAATATATCATGTCTCCATCTTTTAAACCTTCTACAAGGTTTCCACATGATATTATTTTTGCTTTTATGTAACGGTTGTCTTGATCAGTTTCATCTGTCATTATCAACCCAGCAACCTTTTTAGGTTCTGTTTTTATTTTATCTACTATAATATATCTATTGATTGCTTTCATTCATCCTCATATTTGAAATTACACAATCTGCAGATATAATCGTTGATACTACACTTACTGCATTTTTAAGTGCTGACTTAGTTACAAGTACTGGATCTATAATGCCAGACTTAATCATATCAACTGATTCACTAGTTACAACGTCTATACCTTCACCTTCTTCTTTATTCCATTGCTCATTGTTAGGATACTCAATACCAGCATTGTCTAATATAGTATAAAAAGGAGCTTGAATAGCATTGAGTAGTATTTGCTCTCCACCTGGTTTGGCAGATATTTTTGCAGAAGCATCTATTAGCGCTACGCCACCGCCAGGTACAATACCTTCTTTCAAAGCTGCTTTTGTAGCATAGATAGCATCTTCAACTCTATCTTTCTTTTCTTTCATTTCAACTTTAGAGTCAGCACCTACTTTTACCATACCAACCGATCCTGATAGCATAGCCAATCTTTCTCTATGTTTCTTTTGTATAAACGGGTTTTTCTCCCATTTGTCTATAGTTTTTTTAATACTTTCTATTCTCTCCTCCATTTCTTCTTCTGGAGTTTCTATAGTTAGTACTGTATTTTTATCATCAGTTATTGCAGAGTAAGCTTCACCTAAACAATCAATGTCTATTAAATCAAGATCATCGCCTAATTGCTCATTAATTACTTTAGCTCCAACTAAAAACGCTAAATCAGCAACTGTATCTTCTTTAGTGGGACCAAAGCCTGGTAAGTCAACGATGTTAACTTTAATATTACCTTTTACTTTGTTCATACAAAGAGCAGCTTTAACTTGCTGATCTACTGGAGCTACTATAAGTAATGGACGTTTGTGTTTTATAACATGTTCTAATACAGTTTGTATTTTACGTATGTTAGGTATTTCTGAAGATACTATTAATACTAATGGGTTATCAAGCTCACATATTTGCTTGTCCTTATCAGTAATGAAATGTGGGGATGTGAGTCCTGAATCTATTTGTACACCATCTACAACTTCAACATAAGTTTCTTCAGTTGGAGACTCTTCCATTAACACCACACCATCTTTACCTACTTTAGTATAAGCTTCTGCTATAATCTCACCTAGTTCTGCATCATTATTGCAACTTATTGAACTAACAGATTTCAGCATGTCGCCTTCGATCTTGACAGAAATCTTATCAAGGTAATCATTTACTTTTTTAAGACCAGATTTTATTCCGTCTTTAATTTCTCTAATGTTAACATCGCTATTGTTAACTTCTTTTAATAGTGATTCAGCAAGGACGGTAGCTGTAGTAGTACCATCACCTGCTTCTCTCACTGTATTTCTAGCAGCTTCTTTAATAAGGGTTGCACCCATATTTTCAACCGGATCAA